GCCGCTGGTGTGATCAAGTACGCCGGTAACGCTACGTCGAACGCCACCATCGGTGCCGACGACATCGTGACCTACAGCGATCTGATGCGCCTGTCCATCGACCTGGACAACAACCGCACTCCCAAGCACACCAAGGTGATCACTGGTTCGCGCATGGTCGATACCAAGACCATTCCGTCTGCCCGTGTAGCCTACATCGGCACTGAGCTGCTGCCTACTTTCAAGGCCATGAAGGATCTGCACAACAACGCAGCCTTTATCAGCGTTGAGAAGTACGCTGCTGGTGGCACTGTGCTGGTTGGTGAAGTCGGTTCCGTTGACCAGTTCCGCCTGGTCGTGGTTCCCGAGATGATGAAGTGGGCTGGTGCTGGTGTCGCTGATACCGGCAACGTCTGCTACGAGACCAACGGTCTGTGCGACGTGTTCCCGATCCTTGTGGTCGGTGACGAGTCCTTCACCACTATCGGCTTCCAAACCGATGGCAAGTCCGTGAAGTTCAAGATCACCCACAAGGCTCCTGGCGAGGCAACTGCCGACCGCAACGATCCTTACGGTGAGACCGGCTTCATGTCGATCAAGTGGTACTACGGTTTCATGGCTCTGCGTCCCGAGCGCATTGCCCTGATCAAAACCGCTGCCAAGCTGTAATCAGCTAAGCAAGATGGGGGTGACCTGAAAGGGTCACCTCCTTTTTCGAAAACCAAGGAACCGCAATGTCTACCGATACCGACGAAATCCTGACTCAAGACGAGTTGACCACCCTCAAAGCCCGTGCAGATCTGCTCGGCATCACCTATCACCCCTCGATTGGACTGGAGAAGCTCCGTGAAAAAATCAATGCCGCAACCTCCGATGAAGCAACCGCAGCGCCCGTCCAAGCAGTACCCGCAGCCAATGAAGAAACCGCGAATGAGCGTCGAATTCGCCTGAAAAAGGCTGCTCTGGAACTGGTGCGAATTCGTGTGACCTGCATGAATCCGGCCAAAGCCGAATGGGAAGGCGAGATCATCACTGCAGGCAATTCTGCTGTTGGTTCCGTCACCAAGTTCGTTCCCTTCAATGCCGATGCTGGCTGGCATGTGCCCCGCATCATCTACACGCAGCTTGCTGAGCGTCAGTGCCAGATCTTCACCACGGTGACTGATTCCCGTGGCAACAAGAGCCGCAAAGGCAAGTTGATTCGTGAATTCGCCATCGAAGTGCTGCCTCCCCTGACTCCAGAGGAACTCCGTGATCTGGCTCAACGCCAGGCCATGGCCAAAGCCATCGATTAAGTAGCCCTACAGCCTGGATAGACCTATGACCACAATCGCAGTAACAGACCTGACCCAAGCCACCCTTGAAGGCTCGGGTGCTTTTGACGTTCTGATGCGAGCCAACAAGGCTCACCTTGAAGCGGAGTTCAACAAGGACCGCATCAAGGGTGCGGAGTACGCCACGGTCTATCTGGGTTCGTTGACCCAAGTGATGCAGACGGCTCTTCAGTTTTTGCTCTCGAAAGAGAAGGTGAGACTGGAGAACGAGCTGCTTGAGAAGCAGGCTTTGCTTGTCACCGAGCAGACCGCCAACGCCGTGCTCGAAGGCAAGGTGCTGGTGGCTCAAGAGTGCAAGCTTCGTGCTGAGTACGACCTGATCCTGGCCAGCATCCTGAAGGCCAACCAGGAAACCGCACTGCTGTCCCAGAAGGTTGCCAGCGAGCGTGCACAGACCACCGCACTGGGTGTGGATGACAACAGTGTGCTGGGCAAGCAGAAGATCCTGTACCAGGCGCAGACCGATGGCTTCAAGCGAGACGCCGAGCAGAAGGCTGCGAAGCTCATGGCTGACACCTGGAACGTGCGTCGAACCACAGACGAGGGCACGGTGGCTGACGGCACCAACCTGCTGAACGATGCCTCGGTGGGTCGAGCGATCAGCAAGCTCTTGACGGGTATCGGGGCCTAACGGCTCGCCCCGACAAACAGGGGAGCCGAGTGCTCCCCTTTTTCATATCTGGAGTCAGGAGATCACATGGGATGGTTTAGCAGCGAATACGTGACCACAGTCGGCACCGTTGTGTCCCGTGTGATTGAAGACGACATGATCCCTGGAGCCGTCAAAACTGGCTCCATCAAGTCTTTGTTCCGTGAAGGCAACCTTCCAGACTATGTGATGGAGGAGCTCGTTTCCAGCTTGGGTGTCCGTGCCGAGCGGATGTACAAGTACGGTGGCGAAAAGTATGACTACGGTCTTCCCTCTGGGGAGGTTTACTCGTCAACTCAAGGACGAGAGCAAGTCGAAGCTGTCATCGAAGCAACTGAAGGCCAACAAGTGCTGTTGGACTATTCCTATTTTGGTCCGCGCAATGCCTTACACATTGGGTGGATGAAGCTTGTATCTCAGCATGGCTATGACACTGCTACGAACAAGCTTGAGAATCTTTCAGTCCAGAAAGGTGCACCGGTCTATTTGACGAACATGGTTGTTGAGTTTCCTTCAAGCCTGGAAGGAACCATCGAGAAAAGCGTATTGGAGCAGTGGGGGCCATCACCAAAAGCAGGCTACAACCCTTTCAATGAAATCAGCGAAGATGGTTTGGCCAACATGTACACAGGTCAAACCGCAGCCCCAACTCCGGCTGCAACTGAGCTCCAAGTAAAGGTGTCTTATGCCTGGGTGTCTCCCGGCGCAAGCAGATGGTTTGCCATAGTCAACACCGGCTCCTTTGTGATTTCGCTTTCTGACTATTCCAGCGAATCGGACTATTTCCAGGCGAGATATACGGTCAACAATCGACCCAAGTATTTCCTCTACGAGTTCGGTTCAGGTGGACAACCAACACTCGATGCAGTGTTTACAAGCGCGCCTTCTGTGAATGGCTCCTACTTTCCGTTTACCTATTTCAGGTACGGAAAGCAGTCGATGAACGCCAACAAGAACAGCAGCGGATACAAGACATCCAAGCGAATGGTGAAGTACCTTGGAATGGATTACGACTTGCTGGCTGACACCATCAATGAGAATCCAGATATTGGTGATGTCGAGCAGGCAATGATGATCTTTGCCGTACCGCCGCTTTCATCTAATCCGGTTGAGTGTCGATACCTGTTCGAGTACTTTAATGCGATGCACTTCGCATTGGGAGCAGTGATTTCTGAAGAAGAAGAAGAGGGGAGCGAATTTACGGGCCTTTCTTTTTTTGGCAGAAATCGTTCAAAGAACAGCACCATTATTCAAGATTCTCTTTTCAAGATGGCGTTAGGTAATGATGGCATCTCCAAGAGAATGGTGGCTGGATCGATAGGAAGCGTGGGAACCTACACGAGCGCGTTTGAGAACGACTATCACATCTACCGCAATCAAGTGGCAACAGGACTCTACGAAGAGATCCGTGTGCTTGATTTGAAGATGACTTACTACGTGTACGGCAACTACACGACAACAGGTGATGACACCGGTCCGATACTCTTGGTTCCGATTGACAAAACCATCTCGGGACAATTCTCAATAGCCGAGAGAGAAACTCTTTACGCCAGGTCATTGCATTTTGTTTTCAACAGTCGAGTGGTGACAAAGGTCAAGTGGTATCAGACAGGCATCTTTAAGGTGCTGTTGATCATCATTGCCATTGTCATCACGATCTACACTTACGGCGCTGATGGAGGGTCGGCCATTGCCACGGCCCTTGGGTTATCCGGTGCAGCCGGATTGATTGCCACCATTGTGGTGAACCTGGTGCTCGGTCAGGTTCTTGCCGCTGGCTTTACCTTGTTTGTGAAGCTGGTCGGGCCTGAAGTTGCTGCTGCTTTTGCAGTGCTGGCTGTAATCTATGGCGGCTACCAGATCATTCAGGCTGGATCAGTGGCTGGTGCTCCTTGGGCACCGGCACTGTTGCAGATCTCGTCTGGCATCCAAAGCGCTGTCATCAAAGCCAAGTTCCAAGACTTGCTGGAACAGGCTGATGAATTGAAGCTCTTCATTGAAGAGCAGACTAAATCGCTGGAAACTTCCCAGGAACTCCTGGAGAACAGCAAAGTACTCGATCCGTTTGTAGTCTTTGGGGAAGCGCCTCAGGACTTTTATAATAGGACGGTACACTCCGGTAATATCGGACTTCTGGGTATCAATGCAATCTCCTCCTACGTGGACATAGCACTCACCCTTCCCAAATTGAATGACACAGTAGGAGAAGAAATCTATGGCTAGTATCAACGACTATCGCACAATGAATCCAGCAGATCCAATGGCTGGATTTCGTCTTGCAACTCCCGGTGGGGCATCTCCCTGGGCTCAGACTCCTGATTCGAGCGCTTGGCTGACGGACCCTAATGCTCCGCTGCCTTACGCCAACATGACTGCCACCACGCCTGATCTCAGTTCGATCAGCAACCAAAATGGTGGTGGTTTCATGTCGGGTATGCAAGGCTGGCTCAAGGACACCGGCTTTTTGACCTCCAGAGATGCTGACGGGGTACAGACTCAGGGCTGGGGCGGCCTGGCTTTGGGTGCTGCTC